TATACCCGTTTTAAATGGATAATCGTTCACAAAAATAGCCTCTATATTCCGTTGATTTTCTCTTATGAAATATTCTGAAGTATCCGAAAAAAACAATCTATTGAATGCTTGATATATGGTTGTATTATTACCAGAACCACCCCCGGCAGATGGAATAGCTCGCAACTCGGTGCGTGTAATAGAAGATATATCATCAGATGAAGCCATTTTTTGTGTATATTTTGTTTCTTTTCCTACCGATGTGTATAATTTATGTGAAAATCCCAACTCTTGTGTGATGGAACGCGATTCGGTTAAATCAATGAAGAATGGGTGATCGTGTAAAGATGTGAAGGTAAATCGCTTGGATTTGTCATTCTTTTCCAATTTGAGATGAAGATCAAGAAACGTGTCGTAAGGCATGACACTGACTATTTCATTTTTAATGGGATCGAATATGTCCCGGAGATGTGTCTTTATGTAGGCGTTCGTCGTTTCCATCAATTCTTCGGATGTATAATTCTGTATAGGATATTCTACTCGCATGTACGAAAACACACGCACATGTGTATTACTCGGAATATCATCTATAACATCGTCATCGTCCTCCACTGCGTACATGTCGAATGTACCTGGTGGTTTCACCCATTCTCCTAAGTCGTTTTTGATCATTTTACCAACCGTAATATCACACGTTGGTGTGTCTGTGTCTATGATGCCTCTCTTTATTTCGTTTCCGGTAGCATCTGTTACTTGTATAAAAAATTGAGTAAGGGTTGAGACGGACGTATTACTCGTATTCTTCATGATTTGAATCATAAAACCATTTATGATTTTTGATATGGTATGGCGAATGATATACATTTGAATGGGATGTTTTTTAGGATTGATATTGTTCAATTTTACATATTCCCTCGAATATATCTGGTCCGGAACAGGATTATCGTCTGGATTCGAGGAATGGAGTGGAATTTCATAAAGACTATCTGTAACTGTATATGTTGTCGGGCCCTTAGTAACGTTGGAGTCATTCAAGATGTAATGTTCTAATAATGTCCCGAACGCGAATACGTTATTATATTCCTCTACGTTATAAAATGTGTTCGGAATGTATGAATCGACTAATTCTATACTCGTGACGTATGGGATTGGTTCATCGAAACCGCGTTCTCCCTTCATATTCTTGACGAACCAATGTGTACCATCTGTTTCCATTTGTCTTGAATCTAAATTCATGATGATGTATTCCTCCTCCCCAATATCTTTTATATCATCTATCTCAGTGGACATGATGTGTTATAATCATTTGGATATATTATTACGTTAAAATGTACGTTCATCTTGTTCCAGCGCCGCCCTGTGTTCAAGGGATTCAATGAAGCTTTTCACTCTGCGTTCTTTTTCATCCTTGGGAACCCATGTGTCGAAGGCCTCATTCAGACCTATGACTTCCTTGCTTACACACGAAGATGGGACCTCCGAATCATCAATCAGATCACTTATGTTGTCGTCTGATTCTTCTGTGCTGTACGAATCTATAGATCCTATATCCTCATCATCGCTTTCTTCAGAATCAAACGTTGGCTCCCCTATCTTTACAAAAAACGTTCTAGTGTGCGATTCTTTCATCATGAACCCCATTTTCTCCCACGCGTCTTCAAGAGTATCCTTCACCGCGAGCGTTGCCATGACGCTCTTCTCTGGTATGAGGTCGTATGTTTCATCGTAAACCAAGTATCCGTTGTTTGTTTCCGATGGAACAAGATAATATCCCTCGTAATAATATTCGTCATCTTTTACGATACGTCCAACAGCCTCCGCGAACCATACACATTCATCATCGTCATCATCTAGTCCTCTTACTTGAAGCAATGTGGGTATTGTAAAAGTCATATTACATTAAAAGATTAGAAAAATTAATTTTAGGCGACGCTATCGATGGGGTCTTCGGTACCCTTCTTCACCTCGTCCTTTCGCTCTTCGTACAATTGTTTCGCTTTGAGCTGTTCTTCCTTGTGCGTCTGCACGATGTTGTTTAGAATTTCATCCGCGTGATGTTGTTCGTCGATTTGACTGATATCAGGGGGTACTAAAAGCCACTTGTACATCTCGACGAGGAAAACGTCGAACGTCTTGTCGAGCGATTGAAGCTTCTTTGCGTGATGTTGTGCGGCTTCCTTAGTGTTGAATACACCACGAATCTTCACGCCACATTTTTCGTGTTTCTGGTTACTTTGATCGCTCACGATACTTATGAGCGCAAAGTTTTGTCCGGGGATGGTGATAGGGTCAGCTTCGAGATGATCTGTCTTTTCCATTATATATACATCGATATATAATCTTTAAACCGTTGGGATGAATTCCCATTGTAGATCTCCGCATATTTTTTTGAATATACAGTCTTGTTGATATAGTTTTTCTCTGCTTTTTAGAAGGGGGAAGCTATCTAAGAATTCATCGTGACCGAGAAGTTCACAAAATTTATATAGACAGTACCCATAAGATAGAAAGTTTGATCTTCCTTTGGGTTTATGCTTCTCGAACGGCTCTTGGATATCTCTGAACATATTTCTGAGTTGTTCTTCCAAATGGGGTGTCATAGTTGGTGGAGATATACCGCTCAGCATATTTGTAATTTGGGGAACATGTTCGTAAAATTTATTATACTTTAGCTTTTTCAGAAGATCTTTCACCCTCTTTTGTGTTATCTGTGTCATATCCGTTATGCGTATCTTTTTCAATTCGAGTCGCAGGGCGTCCAACACATCAGGAGGTATGAAAGTTGATTCCTTCGCTTGAAATTGCGCCATCCATTCGTTGAAATGATTAATTCTCTTGTACGCAAAACATATGTTGACATCGGAATTCACTTCTTGGTCGTAGCTCATATTTTGCGCACCCATCTCGAAATTAATCTCCGCATCCCCACAGCTTGGGCATATCATTGTTGCTTCGGCGAGTGACATGATTCTTGGTACGTTACACGCTTTACACGTGTATGTGCAGTGTGATTCAGATTGGGTAGGAATATTTTCTGTGATGCTCAGGTATTCGTCGTACATCTTGCCTCTGTCGTTGTTCCCCTTGGTGTGAACGAACGATCCATTCATCACCGCTTGCTCATCTCCTCGATTCGTACTGTCCGTCGTGTACCTTTGTATGATGGGGGCTACAGACAACATGTATTCTATATCGTCGTGTTCGTACGACATTTCGTTTTCTATTTTCTCTATACGGGCATCTATATCACACTTTTCTTCCCATGATATTGCTTCTTGTAATCGCGCTCGTAAAGTCGAAATCATGTTCTTTTTTTCTTGTACATTGTCTTGTGTGAGCAAATTTTTCACAACACTTTTATGTTTAGCCTCTAATGTCGTACGTGAATCAGATATTATTGGCATACTTCTTTAAGAAGACATATTTTTTAAATTATAAAATGCGGCTACGGCTTGTGTGTCAAACGCCTTGTGATACTTACTCTCGTTCAAACAGTCTTTCAAGAAATTTTTATATTTAGGGAAAATCTTGTATTGATTCAATAGACTCAATTCACTCTTCATGACATCTACGCTTCCACTCTTTGTGACACCCATCAATGTGTTTTCCTTTAGAATATTTTCTATGACAACACTCGACAGGAATAAGAATATCATCTCATTTTTTATCGGCGTTCGTAGTATCTTCGCACAGCTCTTGAACGTACCCAATACGTTATGTGCGCTACAATCCTCCTCGAGGTCTCGTATGAAATTGTCGTTGTTTTCTATGAAATCTTGTATTTTATCGTCGGGGATTTCGTTCACGAGCATACGTTTCATGAATACCTTCAGACCTTCTCGCACCTTCTGTGTATATACACACGTACACACCTTCCGAACGAGTTCATTGTCTAGTTCCATGGCACATCCCGTGTCGTACACGATGATGCTCTTCTTTTTCGGGTCGTATGCCCAATTTCCATGATGTAAATCACAGTGTAAAAACCCATGTTCGACGGACATACTTCTCAAAATAGTGAAAAGATACAGTGCGACTTTATTGTACAAATATGGATTTTCTACGACATCTTTCTTTTGCATACCTTCCAAATACGTCATCACGATTATATCTTCAGAATATTCAACAGGTATTGGAAAGGTGACGAAGGGGGTATCCTTATAGCTTTCGTTGAATCGTATCATGTGACTCGCCTCTCTTCGCATGTCTATTTGACTCGAGTACGAGAGAATAAAGGCGTCGATGTCTACGATGGATATCATCTTAGATATCCACACGAGAAGTGCCCTGAAACACGCTATTTGTTTCATGGAAAAGTCGAAAATATCTGGATGCCTTACCTTGATGGCAACATACTGATCGGTCATCGTGTCATATGCTTTGTAGACCTGTCCGATGCTACCCGAGGCTATCGGTGTCTGTGAATCTAGTATGTACCTATCCTCGATGTTCTTGTCGAAAGACGTTCTGTATGCTTCTTGTGTTTTATGATAACTATGTTCATGAATGTTATCAAACACTCTTTCTTCCAATCGTTTATTCTCGTGTACAGAAGCGTATAATTGGGTCAACTTTATAAAGAATGGCCCATTCCATTGAAGTAACCTAAAGAATACCTCGTATGTAAAGTTCGAATCTATGTACAGAAATGGAATCCATAACACGAGTAGCATGAAACGGAATATGATGAACATTATATAATACTTTGTATATGTTTTTTTAAGTATAAGCGCGGTAAATGATTTATAAAATTAGCGTGTATATGAACAAGATGAAGAACGAGTACATCAAGCATATTCAAGATTTGTCCTTCACGTTCGCCAAGTGGCATTACGAACAATATTTACAAGAAAAGGCCATCACAAGCATTAAATCGAAAGACATCAAAAAGGTTGTCGACGACATATATACGACCGATAAGAAAAACGATCTCGCGCGCTTCATTCGCGGAAACATGAAGCAGCACTACGGAGATGCGTATAATTCATTCCTCACCGAAAACATCATGAATAATATATTCGAAGACGATGCGTACACAAAGCAGCGCATATGCACCGAGATTGAATACTTTCAACAGACTTAAAGATTTAATGACGTTCAATAGGTACGATACAATGTCTTCACTCGAAGCCCGCGTTGATGCTCTTGAAAAACGTGTCTTGGCCCTTGAAGGCGGCAAACCAAAAAAAGTTCGTGAGCCGAGCGCGTACCAAGTATTCGTGAAGACGCGTTACGCGGAATTGAAAGACGATGTGAAATTCGCTCAGTACGAAGGTAAGGCTAGGTTTATCGCTATCAACAAGGCTTGCGCCGAAGAATGGAAAAAGCAACAAAAGTAATCCTTGAATCATTGAATACACCAAAACCGGAGGAAAAAATTCCTTTATTTTTGATGTAAGCTTTTTTGTAATATTATTTTTTAAATACACTGCGCGATGTATTCATTTTAAAACAAAAAATATGCTAAATACGTATGAGCATTTAGTTGGAATAAGCCAAGCCACCCATACCAGAGAGGATACGGAGGACGTTGACGGACGTCGCGAAGATCTTCACCTTAGAGCCGGCAACCTTGGCGGCATCAGAATCGATCTGAAGCTTGAGCGTAGCGTTGTCGATGCGGGAGAAGTTGCACGTACCGGAAGGTTGGTGTTCCTCGGGCTTGACGGCGAAGGAGTACACGTAGATGTTCTTTTCGGGGATGCGAGTGTGGTGTTGGAAGGGTTGCACGAGACGGAAATAAGAACCCTTGCGCTGATCGAATCGGTCGTGACCGTTGAGTTGAAGGTTCGCGCTGACAACAACATCGTCGATGTCAGACTTATCGTAATTGAATTTATCACCAACTTTGGGTTGGGTGACGACCCAGACAAGCTCCTTGACGGGGTGGTTGAAGTTCAACCGGTAAGAACCGTTGGCAGAGGGTGTTTCATCGCCGGTGAATTGAAGCTGTTCGATGAGGAGTTCGTGCTGGGATTGCGCGAAACGCTTGCGCTCATCGGTGTCGAGGTAGACGTAATCGATGTACAGGGACATGTTAACCTCCTTGTCAGTTGTTTTGGTACCAGAACCACCGTGGCACAAATCATCAATCTTAGCGAAGGTGAAGTTGATCTTGACTTCGTGGTACTGCAAAGCAATGAGGGGGAGAGCAAGACCATGGTTGCGGTTGAAGAAGAACTGAAGGGGGATGTAGAGAGTAGACCCAGTGCCCTTAATGTCAGTACCAGAGGCACGACGGATCATATCAGAGTCAAACATACCTTTCTTGGCTTCGGGGGTGCTGAGTTCGGACCAGATGTCGAGCCATTCGCCGTAGTGACGATCGATACGTTGGCCGCCGATTTCGAGTTCGACCTCTTCGATGAGGTTATGACCGACGTTGGAGTTCCACTTCCAACCATTACTGAGTGTAGGGAGTTCTACTTCGAGAACGGTGTTTGTGATGAGATCGCCGTTGCGGCTCACGGTGACAGTCGCCTTGCGACCGAAACCGGTAGTACCATTGAATACTTGAGCGATGGATTCAACGGAAAAGTTTGTGTGACGGCGGTAAATCGCCTTGAAGAATGTAATTTCGGGGTCACCGGTGAGGTAAACGTCTTGAGCGCCGTAGGCTACGAGTTGCATTAAACCGCCTCCCATTGTTAATTGTACTATATACTCAGAAAAAAATAATCACCAAAAACCGGAGGAATAATATTCCCTTATTTTTTGATGATGGTTCAATATTTAACAATCAATACATTTAGTTGGAATAAGCCAAGCCACCCATACCACTGAGGATACGGAGGACGTTTACGGAAGTCGCGAAGATTTTGACCTTGGAGTTAGGCGCGTCAACAGCAGATTGAGCGATTTGAAGCTTGAGCGTAGCGTTGTCGATGCGGGAGAAGTTGCACGTACCGGATGGTTGGTGCTCTTCGGGCTTGACGGCGAAGGAGTACACGTAAATGTTCTTCTGAGGGATGCGGGTGTGGTGTTGGAAGGGTTGCACGAGACGGAAATAAGAACCTTCGCGGGCGTCAAATCGGTCGTGACCGTTGAGTTGGAGGTTGGCGCTCGTAACAGCGTCAACACCGGTGCGACCTTCATCGTCAGTAATGTCGCTACCATATTCGAATTTGTTACCCTTTACAGGTTGGGTGACGACCCAGACAAGCTCCTTGACGGGGTGGTTGAAGTTCAACCGGTAAGAACCGTTAGTCATAGGGGTTTCATCCCCGGTGAATTGAAGCTGTTCGATGAGGAGTTCGTGTTGGGATTGGGCAAAACGCTTGCGCTCATCGGTGTCGAGGTAGACGTAATCAATGTACAGGGACATGGGGGGTTCATCAACAGAAGGAACCGCGGGAGTCGCACCTGTACCAGCGTAGTGACACAAATCGGAAAGCTTGGCGAAGGTGAAGTTGATTTTGACTTCGTGGTACTGCAAAGCAATGAGGGGAAGAGCAAGACCGTGGTTGCGGTTGAAGAAGAACTGAAGAGGGACGTAAAGTGTGGAAGCAGAGCCGTTAGCAGTTGCTACGTCGGCGACACGGCGAACCATTTCAGAGTCGAACATACTCTTCTTGGCTTCAGGGGTGCTGAGTTCGGACCAGATGTCGAGCCATTCGCCGTAGTGACGATCGATACGTTGGCCGCCGATTTCGAGTTCGACCTCTTCGATGAGGTTATGACCGACGTTGGAGTTCCACCTCCAGTTGGGGGGAAGCGCAGGAAGCTTGACTTCGAGAACAGTGTTTGTGATGAGATCACCATTGCGACTCACGGTGACAGTCGCCTTGCGACCGAAACCAGTAGCACCATTGAATACTTGGGCGATGGATTCAATGGAGAAGTTTGTGTGACGGCGGTAAATCGCCTTGAAGAATGTAATTTCGGGGTCACCAGTGAGGTAAACGTCTTGGGCACCATAGGCTACGAGTTGCATTAAACCGCCTCCCATTGTTAATTGTACTATATACTCAGAAAAAAATAACAGTAATATACGACCATGTTTAATTTTCGTAAAAAATATATCCACACATAACAGCAGATGAACATCAACATAAAGAAATTCGATCCGTCAACAATAGGAGATAATCGAGTCCTTGTTTTCATCGGAAAACGTGGTACCGGAAAAACTACTCTTGTCACAGACATTTTATATCACAAGAAACATATACCCGTCGGAATCGTCATGTCAGGAACAGAAGAAGGAAATAGTTATTATCAACAATTCGTCCCAGATTTATTCGTGTATAATGAATATAACCCCGAGGTAGTAGATACCGTTATAAATCGGCAAAAGGGTCTGGTGAAGAAAAATAAAGACAGGTCAAATGCATTTGTCCTTTTAGATGATTGTATGTACGATAAACGTCTCGTCAGAGATAGGGGGACAAGAGCCATATTCATGAACGGTCGCCACTGGAATATATTCTTCATGCTTACGATGCAGTACTGTATGGACTTGAGCCCTGATCTTCGCGCAAATGTGGACTACGTTTTTATTCTTAGGGAAAACATCATTCAAAATCGCGAAAAGATTTTCAAACACTTCTTTGGTATTTTCCCTAATTACGAGATGTTTTCACAGGTATTGAATTCGTGTACAGAGAATTATGAATGTCTCGTTTTGGATAATACCAGTAAGAGCAATAAAATAGAAGACGTGGTTTTTTGGTACAAGGCAAAAATACGTCCTTCTGGATCGTTTAGAGTGGGTTCCCCTAAATTTTGGGCATGTCACAATAAACGATACAATCCTAATCACGACGAATCAGAAGTATCAACGGTAGACCCTAATAGTGTCTTGAGAAAAAAGAACTCGATAGCAGTAAACGTTAAAAAATCAGGAACGAAAAAGAAGAAAAACACCCTTTTGTGATGATTAAAAGTCGGTATCCATTTCGAAAATTCGCTCGCTGCTCCCCATGACACCCGCCTTCGCATACTCCCCTACACGTTTTTCAAAGAAATTCGTCTTGCCATTCAGACTAATGTTTTCCATCCAGTCGAATGGATTTTCACTATTGTATAGCTTCTGATACCCGAGTTGAGAAAGCAACCTATCTGCGACAAATTCAATGTACCTGCTCATGAGTTCGTCGTTCATGCCAATCATTCTTGCCTTCAAACTTTCTATGATGAATATTTTTTCCTGATCAACCGCCCCCTTCACAATATGGTGGATTGTTTCTTGTGAAGGCTTATTCTTCAAATGATGAAACAACGCAACAGCGGTCTCCGTATGAAGCCCTTCGTCGCGTGAAATTAATTCATTCGCGAAAGCAAGACCTGGCATTTTACCCTGGTGTTTCAACCAGAAAATAGCACAAAAACTACCGGAAAACATGATACCTTCAACAGACGCGAAGGCAACAAGACGTTCTGCGAACGATTGATGACCGGTAAGCCATTTTTGTACCCATTCGCTCTTCTGACGAATCGATTGAATACTCTTGACTCCATTGAAGAGTGTGTTTCGTTCGGTTGGATCTTTTACATACGTTTGTATGAGCAAGCTGTATGTTTCGCTGTGAATGGCCTCCATAGCTTCTTGAATAGCGTAACAATGCAGTGCCTCCGGTATCTTTACGTCCGACGAGAATCGGGCCATTAAATTTTCCAACACAATCCCATCAGCGCTGGCGAAAAACGCAAGCACATGTTTAATAAACGTCCTAGTATTATCATCGAGCGACTCCCAGTCTTCATAATCTTTGGAAAAATCAATCTCTTCAGGATTCCAGAAGGAAGCTCTCGATTTTTTCAAAAGCTCGTATATATCATTGTATCTAATAGGAAACAATGTGTATCTGTCATCTCTGGGAAAAAGAATGGGTTCAACAATAGTTTCGACGAGTTCTTCGTAACTATATGTAGTATCCCCTGTGACTGCGAAAGGAAAGGCTTTTATGTGATCGAGTTCGATTGAAATCCCCCTTTCCTCGCATATTCTTTCTGCTTTGTACACATTCGGTACCTTGACATATTCAAATTCTGTTCCTTGTATTATCAGAACATCCTTGACAATTTTACAATTTGTACATCCATCTTTTCCAAAAAGTATCAAGACCATCGCTGATAATATACACTTATATTTATTTTAAACCAATTTTCTCGAATCAATCAACCTTCACAATTCAAGTTTTGCATTTTGAATTTCTTTGATAACAGCTGAAATATTTTTGATATTCAATTGTTTTCTCGCATCTTTTCCACCGAACAATCCCACACCTAACACAATTGGTAATAACACACTTCCCACGAAGAACACATATTGGTTACTTTCTGTCCCAAAAGCGGTGTACATACGAGACATAAAACTATGAGATTGTAAAGATGGCCAGAGGACCATGCACCACACGAATCCAGAAATGATACGTCTGCGTAAATAATCATCTTGAATAGCAACACTCGCATCAAATGCTTTTAATGCAGCATCATTGAATACAATTTTTAATGCTTCGAATTTTGTTTTGATATCTTTTACCATAGCAGTAATCTGTTGGATGTGCAAAGCATGTTTGTGTATTTTATCCTTATTCGCTGATTTATTGGCATCGTCACACGTTTTATCACCAGGATTCAAGAAATTATCCCCAACGTATTTACCAGTAAATCCTGAAACTCCGTTACCACCACCAGTAGTACCAGCAGCAGTACCAGCAGTTCCACCAGCAGTTCCACCAGCAGTTCCACCAGCAGTTCCACCAGCAGTTCCACCAGCAGTTCCACCAGCAGTTCCACCAGCAGTTCCACCAGC